TGCTTTAATCTCTCCCCCATGTGCAAGCATATCAACAACAATCAATACTGATTTACCTGGGTTCTCTTGTATAATATCCACTACTTTGGTATTTCTCTCAATATTATGAACGATACCTTTCTGAATTGATAGATCATAAACCTTTCTCATCAATTGTTTCCCATCATACTCCCCCAGCTTCTCAGTAAGGATCTCTTTGGCCTCATCAAAAACTCCGAAGAGAAGTGGTCCAATATCCATTTCATACATAGTTACATGAGGTTTAGCAGATACCCCCAGAGTTATCAACTCATCATTAGTAATCTCAAATGCCACACTACCTAAATAAGATCTGATAAGCATACCTTTATGTGTACCCTCTTCTGCTATTGTTCCAGAAAATCCAAATCTATATACTGCCTTTATAGCAGATAACAAACTTTGAAGTGATTTAGAAACAGCATGGTGTGCCTCATCAACAATCACACACTGAACTGATTCAAAAAAATCTGTAATCTCTTGATCTGCACCCAACCTATTTAATAGAGTGGGTACCATTGCCACAGTTACTGGTTTAATTAAATGCCCCTTTGTAGAAGTAATTACCCCCACTTCTAACCCAGTTAAACCCTCAACCATTTCTTTAATCTGCCACAGAATCTCTTCTCTATGAATTAGAATTAATGTAGGTATAGGATTCATTTTTTTAATTATCCCAGAAAAAATTATAGTCTTACCGGCATTAGTTGCGGCCTGTACAATACAATTCTTATGTTTAAAACAATTAAGTATAGCAGTTTTCTGATAATCCCTAAGTTCTATTCCTTTCAACGTTGGTACAGTTTGATCAAACTTAGGGAACTTTCTATGATCAACTACATTAATCTTTTGATCTTCTCCATTTTTAATAACATAATCCAGTAATCCAACCGGGAATACTTTGGTTATTATGTTAAACATTTTCTTCTTACCATCCCACTGCTTTCTTCTATACAGAAGAGTATATTCTGCACCGGGAACTTTAAATGCCAGAATATCCCTCAACCACCTAAGTTCAGGTCTTTGTCCATCTACTTTACATATGCCTGGGTATATATCTATATTCATCTCTTACCCATCTTTATTTTAACTCTATCCTTTAAAGTAACTTCGGCCGCACTCTTCAATATATTCTTTAACTCTGCCGGATCTCTAACAAACACAGCATTCGGATCATCTTTCTGATTAAACATAACTATATTACTTTCAAACCCCTGTTTAACAATCTTATCATAAATATTAACTGCTTTCTTTGTGGCGTCACCATCAAGGCATACAACAAGTTTACTAAATCCTATTTCACCCATCTTTCTAATTTGTGCATCACTTAATACTGTTCCTAACAATACTATTGAAGTATACCCTAACTTATTAACTGAAATAGCATCCATAACTCCCTCGCATATATAGGCCACAGTTGTATGCACTTTACCTATGTAATAAGGAAGTATATTAGATTTATTTATATTCATATTATAATACTTACTTTTAGGTGTAATATCTCTTCCTACAATATAAACCAACTTGTTACCCTCATATAAAGGAAATATAATCTTATCTTTAAATTTACCTTTATCAGTAGTCATAATATTATACTTTACAATATCATGTTCTTCCAACCCCCTAGATTTAAAAAACTTACTATACCTCTTCCAAGACACTTTATAGAACGATTCTAATGATAACACATCAGTTTTGACTTCTTGTGGAACTACAGATACTTGCAGGCCGTCATCTTCAAATGGTAACTCTAGTTTACGAAATAATCTTTGGATCATACCAGCTGCATCACAGATCCAACAATGAAAAACCTTTTTCTCAATAGATACTTCCATATTGTAATTAGAATCCTCACAGAAAGGACACACCTTTAATACGATCTGCCCTTTCGTAAGTTTATGCTTACACCGCTTTGTTAAAGTATTATCCCACATATTAACCAGTTTTAATCTCTATACTTTCCCTCTCTGCCTCATGTACAGTTGTTACTCCAACAACCTTATCACCCGCATTTAACATAATACCCCTAACCCCCTTGCCACTTCTGTGAGAAGTTCTCACATTTTTACTCGGGAACTTTATAATCACACCTTGTTCTGTTACAATTACTATACAATCCACTTCCTACCTCCTTTTTAAATTATTTACACCTAATTCCACCGATAAAAACTTCTCCCCATCTTGTCTGGATTTTCTATAAATTTAGGTTCTTCACCAGTTAACACACACCTTACTGTTTCAACTCCATTATAAACTCCTGCCATATAACCAGAATCAATCTTAATTTTTTTAATCTTTAACAACAAATCAAGTGCCTCAATCAACTCTTTCTCATCTATCATCTCTCCCCCTACCTCCCTATGTTTTAATTTCTACTGTAGGTTCTTCTAACATACCCATTTTTCCGGCAAGATTAATATCCATAAATATCATCTTTTCAAAATCCAGATAACACTCAATACAAGTACCAGAAATATAATCCCTATTCTTAAGTGTAACCAATCTTGCCCTCTTCTGAGTTTTCTCATCATCTGTTTGATTTAATGCCAGAACAATATCAGCAACTTCAACCTTACCATACGATTCAGCTATATCTGCCTCTGTCATTTTAACTTTAGATAAAGCCTTCTTATTTGCTTGAGTTGCAGTAAGTACAGCCATATTCCTACGAAGTGCTATAGAACGAAGATCATCAGTAATATTTCTCAACTTATGCCTATACTCCATCTTATAATCTGCCTTACTTGGTCCCACTAAATCCAAATAATCTACAATTAACATATCTGGTGTAAAATCAAAATAAAACTTATACTGTTCTAATAAATTCTCTATTCCCTCTACTGTTATCGATTTAGAAGGGTAATAAATAATCCTACCTTTTGCCCTTGCCAAAGTAAAAAACTTATTGGCAGATTTACTAAGTACTTCTTCATCAAGCATTTCTTTCCTTGAAGCATATCCAATCCTACTGTATAACCTTTTAGCAACTGATTTTTCAGATAACTCCAAAGTTATATAAAGAACATTCTTCTGGCCGAGCATTGCGTTATACATCATATTAAGTAAAAAGAAACTCTTACCTTTTCCTGATGGTGCCATTACTATTGATATTTCATTAGTTCCAAATCCACCATATATCAATTTATCCAATGAATCCATACCACTTGAAATCTTTTCTGTAACATCGTGCCGGATTAGATTAACTACCTTAGAAACCTCAGTAACATCCACCCCAAGATTCTTAGGCACATTTTTACCCATTATTGTTCTCAACTCTTCCATCACATCCTCAAAACCGATATCCCCAACTCTATCGGCAGCCTTAAGAATAAACTTTACCATCTCAAAGTTCGTTAACTCCTTTTGAAGTTGATCTTTAAACACTTCCAAATCCACTTCCCCACTAATTTCTGAAATGTCTTTAAGTGCATCTTTATACTTCTGTAAATTATTCTCCTTCTCCTTCTCTGGCAACCTATCCAATAATAATTGAAGGCTATCAATATCAGGTATTTTTTTATACTTGGCCACAAATTTCTTTAAAATAATAAAAATATTTGAAAGAACCACATCCTTAAATATATCCCCATCAATCTGTTCCTCAAATTCAAAAAAGATCTCTTTGTTAGTTAACAACACCGAAAAAAAGAGTTTCCAATCCATTATCTCACCTTCCTTAAATCCACACTCGGAAATTGAATGATCTTACTTGCATGGAGACGAGATACAATATAATCTCCGAACATACGATCCATCTCGGCCAACAACTCCACAGATGTAAAATTAGATGTTGTAATCAAAAATTTACCACTATCATACCGATCAAGAAAAAGATCTCTAAGTATAGTTTGTTCTAAACTATTAGCTTTTAGTATCCTTTCTGATGCAGTAAAATCATCTAGGAAAATCCAACGTGCTGTAGTAATCCCGGACATTGCTGATCTAATTGGCACATTATCTTTAAACCCACTAATAATTTCTGCATTCAAAGAACCAAAAGTATAGAAAACTGCCCCATCCCCATGTGAGTACCCTAATTGATATATTAATGCTCTGTATAGGCCAACAAGGAAGTGTGTCTTGCCATTACCTGGTTGTCCCAATAAGAATACAAACTGTGGAAACTTTTTTGGTTCTTCCAAAAGGGTTTTGGCAAGACTAATCATAGTATCCCAAAATTTAGTTGTTCCAAATTTACCATATTTATTTTCAAAATTAAACAAATGACTACCTTTATGAACTATCGGAATTCCCGAAAGAGCATAGGAAGATTCTATTTTCTTAAATTCTTCTGACATAATTAAACTATACCTCTCTTAATCATCTCAACTACTCCCCACATCTCTTTATTATCACCCAGAGTATCATTATCTTTAAGTAGAGAAACAAACTTATCAAACCTCTCAGTTTTATTTGTTTCACCATACACCTTACAATAATATTTATTTAAAGTTCTCTCTAAATCTGTATACTGCCAAATTTGGTAATTTCCACCCTTTTTTTTAATTATAGGTAAATGAATAAAGAACTCTTTCATACTATGGATCTGAGGATAGTTCTTCCGATTGTGCCTAATAAAATTAGCCAACACACAAAAATACTTAAAATTATTATTATGTTCAAAAAAAGTATTCTTCATTACTTTTATATTACTTTGCAGCAAAATGCTTTTAAAAGAAAATGGAAAATCACTTGTTTTAACACCATGCATTAAATTCCAGTTATCTTCCACATTGTAAGCAAACTCAACATCATCATTATTAATATCCACCATAGGTTTTATATAACTATCAAAAAAATCTACTGCTCTAGTATACATTTTATTAAAGCTTATCTCTTTTGATACACACACAAAGAAAAATGCAAACTCATTTAATAATAGAAGTGTAGGCAGATTATGTAATCCTGCAAAATTAATCATCTTCTTTGTTACCAATTGAACTTTTGCCTTATGTTTATGCCCACCCACTAAACAAGGAACTTTGTAAAGGTTCCACAATCTAATGATCCTTTGTTCTAAAAATTTATCCTCTTGCATTTATCACCTCTACTATATAATAGCGTCCAGTTGCTGATCTGTTCACTTTATTTTCATTTTTCTATATTGTGCAGTTCAT